CAAGAGCGCCATAACGCCGGCAAAGCCCTGATGGGTATCACTGGCGGCCGTATGGATTCAAGCCGTGCCGATGCCAACCCATCGAGCGCTCGTTTGAAGATGATCTCGGAAACTCGCGAAGGCTGGAAGCAGCCCCTCTCTGCGAGCAAGAAGTAACGAAATATAACGAAAGGAAACAACATGTCTCAAACAAGTTACGCAATCAATATCGGCGCTGCGGGCTACCCTGGCCAGCACGCTGATTCAGGCTTCAAAGATGTTCTCTCGGCTATCAACGTTGCTGCTGCAGTTGGCTACGGCCTCCTGATGGTGGTCGATGCTTCCAATACCAGCGACTTCTCGGAGTTGGCTTGTAAGGTGCCGGCTGCTTCGACGGACATCACCGTAGTTGGAAAACAGCTCGGTGTATCCATGGCAGACCAAGGCCGCGCTCAGAACCCTGCAGTTTCAGGTCCTCAGTATCCGCAGAACTCTGCGGTGTCGTGTGGACGTAAGGGTCGTTTCTGGGTTCAGGCAGAGTCCGCTGTGGTTGACGGCGCGAAGGTTTACGCTCGCTGGCAGACTGGCGACAACGGAACCGTTGCCGGCGCTTTCGGTGGGATCCTCGACACGTCCGTGGTTGGCAATGCGTTGCTGGCCGGTGCGGTCTGGCGCGGAAGCTACGCTGCGGGCTACGCAGTCATCGAGATGGACCTCGTTTAACAATCGATTCAAGGAGATATAGAAAATGAGTAATGCAATGAGACTCCCACGTTTCGACTCCAGCGAGTCGATGTTCCTGCTCCGTCAGTTGGACTATATTAAGCAGCAGTCCTACGACATCAAGTATGCGGAATTGAAGGCCCGCAAACTTATCCCTGTCAGCTCCGAAGCTGATCCGGGTGCAGAGAAAATCTTCTATCGCCAATACGATCAGACTGGTCTTGCCAAGATCATCGCCAACTATGCCGATGACCTGCCTGACGCTGACGTGCTGGGGAACGAGTTCTTCGCGACCGTCAAGACCCTTGGCGCATCGTACAAGTACAACTTCCAGGAAATGCGCGCTGCTGTGTACGGAAACGTGCCCCTCGAGCAACGCCGTGCAAACGCTGCACGTCGCGCAATCGCCCAGAAAGAGAACAAGCTCGCTTTCTTCGGTGATGCGAATTCCGGCCTGGTTGGTTTGTTCACCGCTCCGAACGTGACCTCTGTCAGCATCCCTGCAACGGGAACCGGCAGCACGACTCAGTGGGTAAACAAGACCCCGGACCAGATCCTGTTCGACATGAACTTGGTTGCCAACACCGTCGTGAGCACGTCTCTCGGCGTTGAGAACCCGGACACCATGCTTCTCCCACTGGCTCAGTTCAACTTCGTCGCAAGCACGGCACGTTCCGACTACAGCGACAAGACGATCCTGAACTACTTCCTCGAGAACAACCCTTACATCAAGCAGGTGGAATGGGTTAACGAACTCAAGGGTGCAGGCTCCAGTGGATCAGGCGGAGGCCCGTACGACCGCATGTACGGATACCGCCGGTCTCCCGAAGTCCTCACCATGGAAGTCCCAAGCGATTTCGAACAGCACGAGCTTGAGATCAGGAACCTGATCTATAAGACGAACTGTACCGAGCGCTACGGCGGCGTCCTTGTGTACTATCCCCTTGCCATCGCATACGGGGATGGAATCTAATCGACCTGTTCGAAGGCTCACGCTTTCAACGATCACACGGCGGGGGTCGCAGATTAAAGCCTGCGATCCCCGTTTTCAAACCCAGATAGGAAATCTAATCATGGCAAAGTCAAAACGCTTCCCGTCCCCAGCAAACCCAGGTAAGGCCCCGAAAGAGGCAGCAAAGGCTCCAGCAGGCCCTCTTCCCGAAAACCAAGGCTCCAAGCGTGAAGCCCAGGTTCAGGTCGAGTACAAGAAAGAGAACAACCACATTTTAGGCATCGGCGCGCACGCGTTGGCGAAGGGCGTGAACACCATCCCTGCCGGCGTATGGGCTGAAGCTCAGAAGCACCCATCGGTTCAGAAGCTCATGGCGGATGGCCACCTGATAGACATGTCGAAGGTTAAGGACGCTCCTGCTGAAGAAGACTCAGACGTATCCGAGAGCGAAGACGACGCTGAAGGCGAAGAAGCCGCATCGCCGAGCGCGGAGTAATCTCCAATGATGATTCATTACGGCGGTACAAACATCCACGCTCTCCCTCATGTGACCTCTGTCCCTGTCACCCTTCGAAACAAGAAGACCGGCAAGAAACGGACCATCATGCGGGTGGACACCAGTCAGTCCCCACAGGACATCCAATGGCTTCGTCCAGGTTGGAATGAGTTTCCGAAGGAAGTCTGGGAACAGAACAAAGATCACCCGGGTATCGTCAAGATGCTCAAGGACAAGACCATCCGCCTCATGGCTGAAGTGGTCACGGTTAAGGAAGGTAAGAAAAAACTAACCATGGTCCTAGGCCAAGACGACGAGCAGATTGACCTCAAGATGCTCGCAGAGCCTCGTGCGATCGAGATCGTTAAGGAGACCCTTAACCGGGACATCCTCCAACGTTGGCTCGACGAAGAGACTCGCCACAAAGTGAAACGTGCCCTCACCAAGCAGATTGAGCCATTGCTCAATAAAACGCAGGAAGAAGAGGACGATTGAAGCATTACAAGGCCGCCGTTATCTATGCGTTCGTAGTTTGGGGACTCGTGATAGCTGCGGCCTTGGCTTTCGATAGGGGGATAGGACAATGAATATCGATTGGGAGTACTTCCTTTGCCTCTTCGAAGAGTTCCGTAAAATTCCACGATCAAAGATTGAAGCTTACATCTCCATAGCCTCTGGTCGCGTAGCATCGTGCGCGTGGGGCAACAGCACGAAATACGCAACTGCGCTACTAGTGGCGCATATGCTTTCTACCAGCGGACGCCAAGGAGGGGGCTCTGCTGGCGGAGCAGTTACAGACGAGAGCGTTGGGGATCTATCCAGGGCTTTCGCACCGATGTTCGACGTGACCCGTGGGGATGCGCTTCTGCTCTCTACCCGGTACGGCATCGATTACGTCCAACTCAGAAAGGAAACCCTGATCACAGGCATGTCAACCGGCGGCGCAGTTCGCCCTGGATGCTTCTGATGAGTGGGTTCTCGGACAAGGACAAGGGCTGGAATCGGCTCATGACTTCGTTCAAGATCAACGCCGGAGAGACCGCCGGCTTCGTTGGCTATCTCCGCTCCTCTGGCAACTACAAGCCTAAGCCAAAGAAAGGGTCCTCAGAGGGGTCAAGCCCAGCACCAGCTATCACCATGGCCCAGCTCGCTGCCGTCCACGAATACGGCGCACCTGAACAGAACATTCCAGAGCGTTCATTCATTCGATCCACTCTGGCCGAGCACTCCAAAGACATTAAGCGCCTCCAGAAGAAGGTCACCAACTCGATCATCTCTGGCAAGCTGAACAAAAAGCAGGCCATTGGCATCCTTTGCCATAAGATTACCGATGGCATCGTAGCCAAGATCGAAAGCAACATCCCGCCTCCTCTTGAGGAAGAGACCATCCGACGCAAGGGTTCCAGTACGGCCCTGATCGACACAGGCCAGCTCAAGAACTCTGTTGATTGGGAAGTGAAGGAAGGCAAATGAGTTTGATCGGTCGTTTCCTTACCGGCGAGTACAAGGTCATCCGAAGCGGTCCAGGCACCTACGAAAAGGGTCGGTACGTCCCGGGCCGTAAGGAAGAGATCATGGTCTGGGGTTCAATGCAGCCCACGTCCGCGCGCGAGCTGAAGCTCCAAGACGAAGGTAACCGCCTGAAGCAATTCTGGAAGTTCTACACCGACGAACCAGTCCTTGTGAACAGCATGAAGACCTTGGCTGATTCGGACCACGTGATCATCAACGGGGACTCCTACCGGGCCATGAGCCTGACTCAGTGGCAAGGGACGGACCTCGACTATTTCATGACCATCCTCTGGAGAGACCCAGAGCAGGATTCAGACGGGCAAGGTGCAGCGTGAAGTATCCAGTGGGCACTCTTGATCTTGTGCAAATCCAAAATGCCATCTACGATTGGATTAAAGATTCAACTCACGGCGTTCTTGAAGAACCTCTTCAAATCGTCTGGAGAAACCAGGGAGAGCCAGTTCCGCCAAGACCATTCGTTGGTCTGAAGCTGATCAGCGGGCCTTCTCCGACAGATCGTGACCCTAACGTGTTCTTGAACGCGGGTAGTGCCCCGATCGGATACGGGATGCAGATGGAAGGTGTCCTCTCAGTCCAAGTCTACGGCAACACGAAGGTCCATCGCCCGATGGCCTATCAGCTTGCACTGGACCTGAACTCATCCCTGCTCAGCTCTGAGGTCCGCCGGAAGCTCAAGGTTGGCGGCGTATCCATCCAGGGCCTTGGCAAACCACAGAATATGTCCGCTGTAGAAGAATCCCAGTATGAGGAACGTGCAGGCTTTGAGATAGAGCTTGGTATGGTTCAGAACATCACGGACAAGACGACCGTCATCGAACAAGTCAACATTCACGGAACAGTCAACGGAGAACCCGTTCCAGCTCAATCGATTCCTTTGTCCTAAGGAGGGACACCAGCCATGGCATCAGAAAACCTTATCGTAAACGTGACCATCACCAAATCGACCCGAGTTGTCCAAGAGGCTGCGTTCAATGTGGCTTGTATCTTCGGGGCTTCTGGACGCGTGAGCATCCCGACTGCCTATACGAACTCGGCTGACATGCTCCAGGCAAACGGCGGACCATTCATGATCTCTGACCCTGAGTACATTGAGGCAGCGGCCCTCATGTCCCAAAACGGTCCAACCCCTCCTCAGTTCTTGGTTGCTCCGAACACGGCTGCGGTAGCCCAGCAGGACACATTCGCGGTCAACACCCTGACCCCGAGCCACCTGTACCAATTCGTTCTCAACAGCGTGCCAATCTCCTACACCTCGATGTCGAGTGGAGACACCCAACAGTCGATCTTGACGGCTCTCTTGGCTGCGATCAGCGCGGCTTTCCCAGGCGGAGTACCCGTAACCGGAGCCGTGACTGGAACCGGAAGCGGGGCTCTCCTGACTCTGAACGCTGTGACTGCCGGACTCGGCATCAGCTACGCCTCTGTGGATGCCAAGTTGACTGACGTGAACGTCATCGCAAACCACTCGATTGCGCAAGATAGCGACACCGCCCAGAACGCAGTGAGCTTCGATAACCAGTTCTACGGGGTCATCGTTTGCAGCCATGTGGCTTCGGACATCCTCCAGGTCGCGACCTACATCGAGACTCAGCTCCTGGTGTACGTCACCGCCTCCTTGGATGCCGGATGCCTCACCACTTCGACCACGGACATCATGTCGGTCCTGAAGAACGAAGCATTCGATCGAACCATGATCCTCTACTCGGCTCAGGCGAACACCAACGGTCCAGACGGCGCTTGGATGGGCTACATGCTCGCCACGACCCCTGGTATCGGAAACTGGGCAATGAAGACACTCACCGGAGTGGCTGCGGACAACCTGAACCCAACTCAGATCGGCAACGTCCTGAGCAAGAACGGGAACATCTACGTCAACGAAGGTGGAAACGGAACCACGCTGTACGGGATCACTCCTGGTGGCGAGTTCTTCGACGTCACGATCTTCTTGGACTGGGTGGCTTCGATGATCAAGAGCGGAATCATTGCTGTCGAAACCGATCCTCTGAACCTGAAAATCCCTTACACCAACGGTGGGATCACGCAGCTTGAAAACCCGATTAGGTCAGTCCTCCAGCAGGGCCAGAACAACCAGGGCTTCGTTCCTGGCTGGACTGTTGATGCCCCTGATGCGAACGCGGTGCCTTCTGCGGACCGTGCGAATCGCGTGTTGAACAACCTGGCCTGGGGTGCCCAGCTTGCCGGCGCGATCAACAAGATCAACGTCCAGGGCTACGTCACTCAGTAATGGTGTTTAAGAAAAAAACCCAATTGAAAGTTAAACGGAGGATTGAAATATGAGCAGTGGTCTAACTAGAAAATATGCCCCAGACGACGTAGCAATGGTCGTCGGAACCCAATCGGTCATCGGACTCAAAGAAGGTACCTTCGTCGAGGTTGACCGTGCGGTTGACGTCTCCTCGCTGGATATCGGATCTGATGGCGAAGCGACCATGGTCATCAGCCCGAACCAGTCTGGAAGCTTCAAGTTCACTCTTCAGCAGTCCAGCCCTCTGAACGACTACTTCACCACGCTGTTCACTGCCCTCCAGCAGAAGAATACAAGCGTTGGGGTTGTTCCGATCACGCTGAACGACAAGAACGGGACCACGATCGCAAGCTGCACACAGGGCTTCGTTCAAAAGGTTGCCAAGATCACATTCGCGGATAAGGCAGAAGGTCGGGAATGGACATTCCTCACCGGCTACCTGACGTCCGCTCCGGGCGGCCAGTCGTCGCTCTAACCTACGCGCTAAAGGAGGAACCTAATGGCACGTGAAATCGAGACCAGTAAGAAGGTCGAAGTCGACGGCTTCGTCTATTTAATCAACCACCCTCAAGTCGAGGAGGCATGGGATATCGGCATTGAGCTTTCGAAGATCGTCGCTGCTCCTGCCGCATCCATGGCTACCGCAGGCAAGGACGAAGAGACGGCTGGCAAGGCCCTATCGAATGCCGTCCAGGGGTTGATGCAGAAGCTTGACGGCAAGTCATCCATGGCCCTCATTCGGCGCATTCTTAAGAGCGTCGAGGTTCAGGGCGAAGTGGACGGTCCTTCAAAGAAGATGCTTCTCGACCAGGCTGGGATCAACACTCACTTTCACGCACGTCCAGGAAGCATGATGCGGTTGGTGGGGGAGGTTGTTGTGTTTACGCACAGGGGTTTTTTCGAAGCAATCAAGGAGACGCTTCAGAGCCTGATGGCGTAGATTCGGTCAGTATATCGGTACCAGACGGGATGTGCTGGCCGGTATTGAGGCTGACAACCCCAGAGGGTGGAGGCCACGACTACGCAAGGATACTGAAGCACTGGACGCTTCCGATGGTTCTCCGGGTGAATGAAGCCTTAGACCTTCAATCGAGGGCAAACAGGCTGGGAGCAGAAAAGGCCCAGAGCAGGGCTAAGGAAGGATAGAATGGGCTTCGGCGAAACAATCAGAGAGTTTGGCGTTAAGGTCTCTCTGAACTGGGACGCCAAGAAGTTCGAGGAAGCTCAAACAAAAGTCGACAAGTTCGGTGAAAAGCTCAAAGGGTTCTCATTCGAGATCGCCGGAACCGCTGCCGGTCTGTTCGGGATCGGCAAGGCAGCCACGTACTATTCCAGGAACATTCAAAACCAAGCAGACCTGCTGGGGATCAGTACTGATGCGCTCCAAGACTATGGCTACGCAGCGAAAGTTGCGGCTGACGTCAACCAGGAC